CGAAAGATACTCTCGTCTTAGCCCCCAACTGATTGTTGAGCTAATTCAGTCCTGCCATTTGGACCCCAAGCGCGCCATCGAATACTTTAATGTATTGATCAAGCAAGACCTCTGAGTGATCAGAGTGTTCGCAAATGGCTATGCATGTAATACATGCCAATTTGGACAACTCTTTAATGACATCGCTGTCGCAGGCGTTGTACGCAAAGTAGCCTAGCACGCTGCTTTAGTTAAGACATAAAAGCTCCAGATTGTCTAACCACAATAATAATTGCTACTATTTTTAATAATAACAAATTTCTTACTGCGGCTAGTAAGGCGAAGTTTAAAGGATTTGTAAGACTGACAGAGTGGATAACTCTGAAGGAATTACCAAAACTTTTAAAATTTGCCATCTGGGCAACGAGAGAGAAAAGATTCCATCAAGACTACAAACTATTTATAAAGCGTGTAACTACTCTGATTAATCAGAATGGTTTTAACTTTGCCTTTAAGTATTTAAAAGAATGCTTAAGGCTAGTTACTTTATATTTAGCAGGTAGCCCTCAGACCACTAAGGCTCAAAGAGCCATTGGTGTAAGAGTAAACCAGTATGGATTGCCTGTTATAATTCCTCCTTCAATTCGTAAAGAACTTTCGTTCGATACTATTGAAAGTAGAGTTACTACTCGATGTATCATAACACTTATCTCCTTTTTCAGAGTTTTCCCTACTAAGGTGAAACCAGATCTTGGAACTATTATTAGTCCATTTTCCGGAACCTCAAGAACGCTTGACGAAAGTCAGCTTTCTGGTATAGTAAGAAAGTTTTGTAAGGGTTTTAAGTTAAAGTTTGGTCCAGTCAAAGGCTTTATCTCTGAATCCGCGGGACCTATAGCCAAAAAAGCTACTTGGGGTGCAGGAATAGACGCATTAGCGCTATTAATGTACCCTAATCAAGCTTTTTGTGTTTTACGTATTTTAGCCACTCAAAAGGGTGGTCTAATCTATGCAATTTCACTGATGCTAATTTGGTTATTAATTGGCCCTCTCTACATTGTTTTATGCAGATGTGGAATTAAAGATGTGCTACCTATTGGACGTCTTTCAGTCGTATACGACCAGGCTGGTAAAGCCCGGATTGTAGCTATGGCAAACTGGTGGATCCAGCTTGTTCTCTTACCGCTTCATAAAAGCATATTTAATGTTTTAGAAACGAAAGAAACAGATGGAACCTTTGACCAGGATGCACCTCTTAGTAGACTTATGAAAGCCCCTTTAGAGAACCACAAGTTTTCGTGTTTCGACTTAAGTGCCGCAACAGATAGACTACCTGTTGATTTGCAAGTACAAATCCTAGATCTTTTAGGTCTGGATGGTACTGCTTGGAAAACCTTATTTGATTACCCTTGGTACTTCAAAAATGAAGGTGTTAAATACGAAGTAGGGCAACCTATGGGTGCTTACTCCTCGTGGGCGATGTTAGCTTTAACTCATCACATTGTGGTGCTTTTAGCTGCAAAACTCGCAGGTGTTAGCAAT